AAAGAAACTGTACTACCTGAACGAGCAACTGGATCAGACACAGACGCAGACACTGGTAAACAGTCTTGAGCAGATCGTGCTGAAGATTGTAGGCATGCCGAGCCAGGGCGACGGAAGCACGGGCGACAGCAGCAACAACGGCGCTGTGATTATGCGAAACGGCTGGTGGCATGCAGAGAGTCGTGCAATGCAGACACAGATGATGTGGAAGAAGGCGGAGACTGACTTCCTGAAGGTCGTGCTGAAGATTTGCAACGACACGAACACGCTGACCGGGCTGAAGATTTCCGATCTTGAGCCGAGGTTCTGGCGGCAGAGTTACGAAGACCTGCTGGTAAAGACGCAGTCGTTCAGCACGCTGAGAACAGCCGGTATGCCGTCCATCCAGGCGTTCAAGTTCAGCCATCTGTCGAGGGATCCGGAGAGCGACGCCATTGTGTACGACGATTATCAGCAGATGCTGGCGGACGAGTTGGACAAACTGAACGGTGTTGCCGGAGAGGAAGACGATATTCCGCTGAAAAAGGACGACACGACAAACCCGACGAGCACGGAAGGCATTCAGGCACAGGCGGAAGGTGAAGGCCAGTCGTCTGGAAGAAGAAGCGGCGGAAAGGGAGCATACGCCATCTGTCCGGTGTGCGGAAAGCGGTTCATTAAGAAGGAAGCAAACCAGATTTACGACAGCATTGCCTGCTCCAACAGAGGCCGGCGGAGCACTCCGAGATACGGAGGGTAACGCATGAACGTCACTGACGTAAACATTTACGAGGCCTGTGACAAGGCGATCAGGGCGATGAACCGGGAGAACGTTGAAGCCTTCGGGCGGCTGAAGATGTCGAAGTGGGGCAAGGTCAACGTTATCAAGACGGTCGTCCAGGTATACCGCGATAGTGCCAGGAAGGCAAAGAAACGGTACTACGGAATCGCCTTTGAGGTCTACCTGATTGGGCTGTACATGTGCGGGATCGACCCAAAGAAAGCCAACAGGATGGCAGACAAGGCTATTACGAACGAATGGGTTGAAAGCATCCTTGAAGAGACAGACTTTGTAACGCTGTACAGATTTGAAAGCGAGACAGAGCGCAAGGCGTACAGGCTAGCGGAAACACTGGAGGTATCGGAGAGCAGGGACAGGGACATTGACAGGGCACTGAGACTGTGGAGCCAGCAGCTTGGGCAGTACGCGATCAACTTTACGGACTACGCACTGATACAGGCGTACCAGGACGCGGGCGTAAAGATGGTGGAGTGGGTGACGCAGAAGGACGAGCGGACATGCACGGAGTGCTACGCACTGGACGGTCAGGTATTCCGTGTGGACGAAGTCCCAAGGAAACCGCACATGGGGTGCAGATGTTTCTTGAAGGCTGTATTGAGCAAGGAGAAAAACGGCGAAGGAAATCAGGAACATGACAAAGCGTAATTTGAGGTATTGGTTTTAGACGGCGAAAGCTGTTTGAAATAAACGTCAGAGAAGACGTAAATCGCGAAACAGTCAGAGAAGACTTTAATCGCAAAAGAAAGAGTCAGAGAAGACGATAAAACGCAAAGGAGAAAATGGATATGTCAATCGGGGACGGACGCTATGAACCAATGAAACTGAACCTGCAGTTCTTTGCTGAACCAGGTGAAGGCGACCAGGGTGCCGGCGGAGACAATCCTGGCGGAAGCGATCAGAACGTCGGTACGGGTGCCGATGGCGCCGGGAACGGCGGTGAGAGCAAGGAAACCCAGAGCGCGGATCTTGCAGCACTGAACGCTCAACTGGAGCAGATGAAGCTTGACATGGCCAAGCAGAAGGCGGCGCTGGACGCGGCGACAAGCGAGGCCGGGAAGTATCGTAAGGAACTCCAGGCGAGAAAGACGCAGGAAGAGATCGACGCCGACAACAAAAAGGAAGCGGAGGAGAAGACAGCCAAGGAACTGGCGGAACTGCGCAAGGAAGTGGCGAAAGCCAAGTCCACAAAGAGCGTAATGGCCAAGCTTGGTGTTGACGAGAACGCTGCCGGAAAGATTGCCGAAAGCCTGATTGGATGCGAAAACGTCGATAATGCTCTGCTGCTGATACAGCAGGCGTGGACGGCAAGAGAAAAGGCGCTTCGGCTTGAGTTCGGAAAGATTCCCGGACCCGGGGCCGGCGGAAGCAGCGAGGAGGACGCCGAAGAAAAGGCGGCCATTGAGCGGGCAAAGCAAATGGGAAGAGAGCGTGCAAACGCTGGGAAGTCCGTTATCGATGGACTCAAAGGGTACATTCGGTAAAGGCCGGAAGGTTCAGCCAGAAGGCTTGGACCGATTGATACATAACAACACTCTTTTGAAAGGAGAGAAAACACATGAAGTTTAACCAGACTTCTGTTGGCGGCGGCGTGGAAATCCTCGCTTCCAAAGACTACCAGGCAATCCCTGTTAAGGTTGCGACTCCCGGTGAAGGCACTGTGGTTAAGGCCGGTACTCCTCTGACGGACGCCGGTGTTTCCACGACCGGTTCCGGCGCGATCGGCATTCTGCTGTACGATGTGGATACTGCCGAGAACCCGAACGGTGCTGCTGTTGTGCAGGGCATCATCAATGCCACTGTTGCACAGTCTCACAGTGCAGTGACGTATGTGTCTGCTCTGTATGAAGCGCTCCCGGGCATCATCTTCCGTACCAACATCGGTGTGAACGGCGCGACCGGCGCGACCGGTGCTACCGGAACAACCTGACCGGAGGATAACGGATGAGAATACTCATTGCCGTACCGACTTTTGAAACGATTTATCCGGACACCTACAAATCCTTGTGGGACCTGGATAAAGACGGGCATGAAGTACTGTTCGATAGTGTCCGCGGTTATGACGTAGCGACGGCCAGGAACAAGATCGCCCAACTGGCGATGGACCTGAAGACCGACTATGTGCTGATGGTGGACAACGACGTGGTGCTTCCGAAGGATGCACTGAAACTGCTTCTGGAGGATGCCAAGGACGTCTGCCTTGGGTTCTACGCCCACAGGCCGGACGACAACGTTTACAGAGGCAGGACCTGCATCTGCAAGCTGAAGGACGAGAACGGCAAGGAGTATTACCACTACCCGCTGGAGAGCGAGTATACGGCGACAGACATGCACGGAATGGCGGATGCCGGGGAAACCAAGATACGGATCCACGGCGGCGGTATGGGATGCGCACTGATCCGAACGGACGTCTTTAAGCGGCTCACGTACCCATGGTATGACTGGGTCAATTACGGTGAGAAGAACCGTGGAATGCTCAGTGAGGACCTGTACTTCTGTACACAGTGTATTATCGCCGGTGTACCGATTTATGCGGATGTGAGAGTTGGCTGCGGGCATATGCTGAGACATGTGCAGTGGCCTGAGTAACAACCTTAACAAAACCTACGAAAGGAGAAAATACTATGAACCTTACCGAGTTTCGTAAGCTGGTATCGCCCAAGGTCCTTGCGGCCAACTGGACTGAAGCCCAGAGCAACAAGATCCCTTACCTTGGCGAAACCCTGTTCCCGTCCAAGCAGAAGGCAGGCCTGGATCTGAAGTGGATCCTGGGCAACAAAGGCCTTCCTGTTTCTCTGAAGCCCAGCGCATTTGATGCGAAGGCCACGTTCCGTGGACGTCCCGGCGTGAAGATCCTTGAGACTGAAATGCCTTTCTTCCGTGAAGGCTTCAAGATTAAGGAAAAGGATCGTCAGGAAATCCTGCGGATCCGCGAAAAGAATGATCCGTATATGAACGATGCCCTGAATCGGGTGTTCGATGACGCCGGCAACCTGCTGGAAGGCGCGCTGGTCGTTCCGGAGCGGATGATCATGCAGCTGCTGTTCCCGGAGAACGGCGATGTTGGCATCACCATCGAGGCCAATGGTGTGTCCTACACCTACGATTACGACATCGGCGACACATGGAAGACCGCGAACTACTTCCCGATCTCCAGTTCCTACACCTGGGACAAGACCGAGGCTGCTGACCCGCTGACCGATATCCGTACGGCCCAGGATGCCATCAAGGCACAGGGCGGCGTAGGTTCTCTGCTTGTGATGAACAACGAGACCTTCAAACTGTTCCGGAGCATCAAGGCCATCAAGGACCTGTTCCTGACCACAAACGGTCTGGCTGTCGGTTATCTGACGGACGCGCAGATCATTACCGTGCTGAAGGACGCCCTGGGACTGTCCGGAATCGTCGTGTACGACAAGCAGTTCAAGGACGAGGATGAAGTGACGCATAAGTTCGTTCCGGACTACTACGTCGCGGTTATCCCGGACGGCACGCTTGGCAATACCTGGCGCGGCACCACGCCCGAGGAAGCTGACCTGATGGGCAGCGGCGAGGCGGAAGTCGCCATCGTGAACAACGGTATTGCGCTGACCCAGATCCTGGATTCTCATCCTGTGAACCTTAACACCTTCGCTTCTGAAATCGTCCTGCCCAGCTATGAGCGGATGAACGAGGTTGCTGTGCTCAAGGTCAAGTAAGAAAGTTAGGAGGTCGCGGCCTATGTTGCGGCGGCCTCCGGACATTCTTTTATCAGACTTTCTGTATGAAAGGGGAACAAACCATGCTGGTGAAAGCCAAATGGAATGTAAAGGATGCTTCTGGATGGCATAACGCCGGGGAAGTATTCAACACAGAATCAGACCTTGGAGACGCGGTA